CCCCACCGCTACCTTCGGTTGTCCAAAGCGACAAACGCAATAGATGAGCAGTCAATGCCAACACGCCACGTTGGTAGAGTTTCCCCCAACGAGATTGACTCACTTCCATTTCTGCATCCGATAAAAAAAGGTCGATTTTTTCATAATCGACCTCTTTAAATTCAGGATAGCGCTCAAGGAATACATCCGTATCAAATGTTGGCATAATGACTCCCTAGTAATCTACGTAAAGTGCGGAATTTGGCTCCATAAAGGTTACACCACCAAATGCCATGCGTAAGCCTGATTCATAAGCTAATAAGCCTTTTTGTTGAGCAGCTAATACGGTTGGCGACATTGGGACATCAAAGATAACGTGCTCTTTGCTGTTTACATAAACCATTGCACGAGTTTTGCCACTTGTTACACGAGTACCAAAGTTTGATGGCAAGGCTTTAATTGCCACTTCACGACCCGCAGCCGCAGACAAGCTCTTAGTTAAGAACTCTAATGCGGTTGTATCGGTATTATTACGTTGAGTTAACGCCAAGTGCGCTAAATCAAGCGAATCAATCGCAAAGGTGTTTGGTGCTTCAATGCGTTTGGTCTTTTCCATACCTTGCAGGAAAATCTCCTTAAAGAACGCTACCGCTTTATCAAAGTCCATCGCTTGTACTTTGGTATTTGCAGCAGTGCCTTTAATGTTGTACACCTCAACAGATTTGTTGTTTAGCAAACCAGTTAAGCGAGAATCTTTTGCATGGCCTAAGAAGGCAACCTTTTGTAAGGTTTGTTGTGCGTTTTTGTTTAACGCCATAATTTTAGCGGTATCTAATGCTAACCCTAATAATTTGCCTTGCTCAAGCTCTGGTGTTGTCCATGTTACGGATTTAGCCCATGGCACAATGTAAGAGCGAGTAGGTGTAAAGCCAACTTCTACTTGGTCTAATGTGCTTGTGCCAGTGGTAATTAAACCATCATCAAGCGAACCATGTTCATCTGCACCATAGTGAAGTTTTTCAGTGATGCCTACTGCTGCTTGTTGGTCAACATAGACAAATTGCGGGAACACAATTTCAGGATATTTAGTTTCTGAAATTTCTTTGCTGACAGCCGTTAAGCCGTTTTGTACATAAGTTAATAATGACATTCATCACCCCTTATAATTTTGTAATCATCGCTAATTGACCCTTAACGTCAATCACGGTGTAGCCTGTTTCAATCGCATTTGCATCGGTTTCGCCTTGGATTGCGCCAGTTTTACCTTCGCCACCCATCGTTAATACAAACACTTTACTGCCACGAGATACGGTTTTCTCTGGTGCAATATTCACCCAAATCGCATCGCCTGTACCAATATGCATCACATCGACTAATTCGCCTTCAGGCCATTCATCACGAATGCGACTTGCTAATACCACGCCAGCCAATACATCTGTCTTAGCGGATAAGGCTTTCACACCACCTGCAGGATTTAATGCCACAAATTCACCTGCTTTTACTTTGCCTGTGACTTTTTCTGCCGTAGTTTTTGCACTTGCAAGATTGCCCTTGCCTAATTCACCTGCACGTGCAGGTGCTTGTTCGTAAGCGTAACTCATCTAATTACTCTCCTAACTGTTGTAAGTTTTGTTGAAATCTATTTTTGGTGCGGCTTTAGGTTCCGCATCACCAAGCAAAATACTGCCAAGTGATTTGCGTTCATCCGCTAATTTCGCCACGACCGCTTTTGCCGTTTGATATGCACCCGAAATTTCCTCATCGGATAATTTGGCGGCCTCATCTTTAGTAAAAATGCCCTGTGCAACTACCGCACTTTCTTGGATTTCACGCACAGTCGCGTTATCCGCAAAATTGACTTCTTTAAATGCAGTTTTTGCATCAGCTAACACAGCGGCTTGTTTTGCTTCTGCGTCACGTTTTGCTTGCGCATCTTTTAGCTGCTGAATTTCTTCATCTTTAGCTTTAAGGCGTTTTTCAAGTTCTTCTTTTTCCACGTCATCTTCCTTTTTATTTTCGGGTTCAGATTGTTTTTCTTTCGGCTCAGTTGGTTTTTCAGCTTTTAGAGCTTTCTCACCCTCTTTGCCAGTTTCTTCATCTTCTTCGATTTGTTTTTTCTGTTCGTCCGACAACTTGATGCCGAACGCACCTAAAAACGCATCGAGAATTTTTGCGGTTTTCCCCATAATGGTTTTATCCTCATCGGCAAGTTTTACACTTCCGCCGCAGCGACCCTTTGCCACAATCGCTACGTGGTTGCCGATCATCGGCGACATCTCAAAATCTGCATCTTGTACCGTGGATGGCTTAATATCGCAGTCATAACCACAAGATAATTGCTCAACACCATTCTCCTGCACGGTCTTAATGGCAGACTCATCATAAATCCAAGCCTCTGCCGTGAGTTCATCGCCCACTCGCTTAACATTGCGCACAACACCGACAGAGAGTTGTTTCCAGTTCTTCGCATTCACCCCATCTTTAGGGTGCCCAACGGTTAGTGTGGCATTTTCAAAACTCTTAATCGTTTCATCGCTAAACAACGATTTCTCAGTGCGAGCGACCTTTTTAATACCGTCTTCTTTTAAGCCTAGCTCTGTGGCGAGGTAATCAAATACCCCAACTTTCGAAATGGTTGCAGGCACAACTAAAAAACCATCTTTCGTAATGGTGCGCTGTGTTTTTACTTGCGCTGTGTTATCTGTAAATTTCATTTATTTACCCCAATAAAAAACCCGACCATTTCTGATCGGGTTGTTTGTTTCTTTACAATGTTACTCTAACATTTGGCTAATTAGTGTTTGCGCTACTTGTTTTATTGTATCAAGTGATAAATCAAGGCTTTTGCTTTTTATTGTAGTTTTTAAGCTATTCCAGACAGTATCATTACGAATTTTGTCTAAGAATTCATGACCTTGCCAAGTCAGCGACCGAGCAACAAGGCTCAATTCATTTAGAGAGGAGTAATCTATCGCTTCAATCAGCCCTGCACTTTGCAATAACTTAAAATGGTAGGAAACTGTTTCTGAATCAAATCCAGTAAATCCATCAGGGGATAAGCTCCCTCTAGCCTCTGCCTGACTTTCCAATTTAAGTAATATAGAGCGAATTAAATCCCAATTACGTTTCATTCTTTGTTACCTCTTGGCCAAAACATATCTCTTTAGGCTGTTTAACATTTAAGCTAATAATGATAAAATAAACTCAACCGTAGATTGAGCTTGGGAACGTTTTGGACGTATGCGGATGCGAGTTAATAAACTAGGAATTACGCACCAAACTATTCTGCGGTTATTTTTTTGATTTCCGCCTAATCCACATTGTTTTCATTGTGAGTTTTTTGTGTTTTTTGCGCACTTCTTGAACAGTGAATATTTCATCTTCAATCTCTTTTTTGATTAAAAATGTTTCATTCCCCATATCACTTACTCCCGCATATTCAATACTATCAAAGCTTGAAATAATAAGCGGCAATAAGAGAATATCTTTTTTTGTTACAGCTCGCTGTCCTCGTTTGCTTTCTGTGGTTTCATTGCCGTGCTGCTTAAATGTATGACGAATACCTGATTCGTCCACACTGTGCTGCCAGTCTGAAATATCAAGCCCAATGCTCTCTTTTGCCTTGGCTACCAACTCTGAACTAACACTGCCTATGTCGGAATATAATTTATTACCACCTCTACCACTTGATGAATCAATCAAGTCAGATAGTTCCATTTTTCCAGATTTCTGAATAAGAGATTCTTTTTCATCTTCGCTAGATTCAGGTTTAACAATATCATCAAGTACTGGAATCTGGACACATCGACAATTAACATCATGTCCAGGATGACCAGTATCAGCAGGAGGATTGGTATATTCGAATATCTGTCCATCTTTTTCCGCATGGCTTTCACGCACACGCTCATCACCCGATGTTGACCACATGTATTTTTTTATACCAGCTTCTTCATGGCGTGCTCGAGTTAATGCTGCATTTAATTTTGAGGATTGGTCTCGAGCAATAAGCATTGCACGACTTTCTACATCTTTCCCTAGTTTTTTGAGTTGTTCGGCTAAGTCTTTATTTAATGTCCCCTGAACCATCGCTTGCATGACGGCATTTTGCACCTTATCAAGATATTGCGTGCGAATGGATTTGATTAATTGGATGTTACTTACCGTTAATTCATTTACCCTTTCTACAATATTTGGACTATTGCGTAAATAGGCGGATAAATCGATGCCAGTTTGGTTTTTTAAATTGGTTGATACTTCGGCATGGTTTTGCGCATCACCACGGCTAACAAAGCCATTGGCGATATTCTCGGCCTGTGAAGTGCGGTCGGATTTTTCGTACTTCTCTAATACTTTCATCAGTGCTTTTGCACTAATAGCCTGAAATCCTTTTGCATCATCCATAAAAAAAGAGCCTTGCGGTTGTTGCATGGCTCTTTCTACGTCATTGGTCATCGTTTTGACGAACTGTTTAAGCTGTTGTCTATACCAAAGCTCCGTTCTCTTGCTCATCTTCACTGGCTTGAACTTGCGTGTTTTCGCCTTTTGGTTCTTCAAAATTTCTGGCAAGTTCATCAGCATTTTTCATTTCCTCAATGTCATCAGCAGAGATATTGGCAAATAAACCACTTTCTCGGAGTTCGTTTGCTACTTGATATTCATTTAGTACACCATTTTGAATTAGCGTATTTGCTGCGGTAGCAAAGGTGTTAAGCATATTGACTTGTTGTTCTTGTTTAACCACGGTCAATGGTAAAAATTCAAACCACCAGTCATCAGGTTGCCCACCAAACAATTCATTGCATAGCAATGTATCAAGCACTTCAAGCACAGGACGTAATCTTGTTTCTTGCAATCGATGGATGGACTCATGATAGTTTTGAATATCCTCATCACCACTTGCCAATCCCGAAACAGATTGCCCAAACAAAATGGTGACTGGCATATCTGCCGCACCTGCCACCGCATTGCGAAACTCTGTTAGTAAATCTTTTAATCCACCAAAAGATAATTCTTTTCGGTCGTACTCATTTTCTGCATCAAGCAAGAGGCTATTGGTCGCCGATTTAATTGACTGCACCGCTGAAATAACGTGAGCGACATCATTTTCTAACCCAGCTGAAATCTTGTCAGACAACCCTGCGATTTTAAAAATATCGATTTTGCTCTCAAAAATAAGGTCGCCCACATTTGCAGATGCGCTATCAAAGCGTTTAAGCACATCAATAATCTTTTCAAGGTCTGACACACCCCAAATATCGTTATCAGATAAAGGCGCATCATTGGCATTGATAATTAATAAGCGAGAATGGTGTACTAAAACAGATTGTGTACCGCCAGTAATGGTATATTCACTATATCGACCAAAGTTTGGTGAAAACACATCATCATCTCGTTGCCCTGTAGGTGAAATTTTCCCTTTAGGCAAGATAATCAGCCGTTTTAAGCGCTCGGTAGGCTGTAACGGCGAGGTGATATTAATAGTATCGGTTACAACCAATAAACCCACTGAGCCATACAGGCTAGACCATTGCAGCGCTTTAGTTAACGTTTCACGTAGTTTTAATCTGCGCTCGAGCTTAGTGAACTCGTCTAGCTGTTCAGATTTTAAGTCATTGGAAAAAATATCGCGCCAATTACGCACCATATCTTCTGAACGTTTAATACATACCTTATTTGCAATCCAGTTATCACGCCATAACGCTTCTATTTGCGTTAAGTCATCTGTTAAACTCAGGCCACGGGCATAATACGTTTGCTCTTGTTTGCTGCCTAACTTCAGTGCTAGTGATTTGATACCGTCTAAAAAATTCATCTTATAAATCCAGTAGTGATTTAGGTTTCCCTAAAATATCCGTTATTGCCATTACCAATGCATCGACTTGGTCATCGTGTGCGTGACTATCTGTTGCGGTAAATGCCTCACACTCACTAATAAAATCTGCTACCCAAGGTGCATTTTCAGGTATCATTACATAACCGCTCTCAATATATCCTTGAATGCCTAAAACACGCGTGTACTTATCTGCATCAACTTGAATTGGTGAGATTGGAATTTGATTATTTCTGCGTATAGCTTGAATTAATCCTGTGCCACTGGCCTTATCTTCCACATTTGCTCGAGTTAATATTCCAGTGTCTTTTCTTGCCTTGTGTTTAGCCCAAACATCTTTTAATGTCTGCTCAAGTTCTGGTGCTTCCCATTTCCCTCTAACAAGATCGAGAATGTAAACTTTTCCATCACTCCCTCTGCCAGCGACAATAAAGACTGAATAGTCATTGTGCTGTTTAATTTTTTGCGCCGTATCAGCGTAGATTGCTTTGACTTTAATCAGTGGAGGGATTTTGTATCGACCAAACCAAGAACCTTTAATAATGCCACCACCCTTATTAGATGGCCTTTGTTGATATAAAGCATTCCACGCTTGAGAGCCAACAGCCTTTCTAATTTTGCTCAATCGCTCTAAATCAAAACGCTCGGGGTGCAATGGCTCGCCCTCTTTGCGGAACTCCTCATCCTCTTCAGCAATCGCAGGAAATTTCACTATGCGCCATTGGTCGCCACCGTTCTTCATCTCTTCGATTAATCGACCAGCTAAATCATCCTCGTGCCATCTTGTCATGCCTAATAGCACGCCAGATTTTGGTGATAAACGCGTATAAAGCGTGGTTGTGTACCAATCCCAAACGCCATCTCTAACTGTTTGAGAATTAGCTTCTTTAGCATCTTTTACAGGGTCGTCAATAATGGCTATATCCGCCCCCATCCCTGTAATACCGCCACCAACACCAGCGGAGCGATAAGCGCCTTTGTGACCCGCAATTTCAAAAATCTCACTATTGCGCAAGGGCTGACCCGATACCGTTGCAATACGCTTATCATTTAAGGATGATTCGGGGAATATATCGTGGTAACTATCGTCATCCATTATTCGCTGAACGTCTCTATTCATTCGGCTAGCTAAATCAGCAGAATAAGAACAGGCAATCATCTGCAAATCTGGATTTTTACCAAAAGCCCAAGCAGGAAAACGACGACTAAATAATTCACTTTTACCACTACGAGGTGGAGCAAATATCATTAATCTAGGTTGCTTGCCATCTATTACATCTTGGTAGAACTGCTGCAGCTCTTTTGCAATGAGAATATTGAACCATCCTGTTACAAAGTCAGGTTTGGTTTGCGTGGTGAAGTGCATTAGCGACTTCTTGGCTTTCTCAATCCGAATCTTGCTCAGGATTTCCTTTGGCGAGTAATTTTTCAAGCTGTTCAAGTTCATCAATGCTTAATCCTGATAAATTTAACTCCGCGCGCTGCTCAATATGCAAGTCACCAGATAACTCCATTTTCTGTGCAAACATCCCTAAATGCTTTCCAAGCAATTCAAGGGCTTTGTTTGCACTAGTTGGCTCAAAAACAAACACTGGGCTATCTACCGCATTCACTGAGCCCTCCTGAACATTTTTAACAACATCAGTAAGCACGACAGATTTACGCCCCATACAAATATCACGTACCTCTTGCAAGTCGGCAATGATGTTATCAACGGTAAGATTATGGCGTTGTCGGTGTGCTTGTTGCAGTTCTTCAATACGGACCGTGATCGGACCGTTCTTTAATAATTCTTTTGCTTTTGTATTGATTGTGCTCGTTTGCATTTTTGAGCAATCATAACTCTGCCGATATGCTTCGCTAGCATTACCAAGCTCAATATAAAGCTGACAAAACTTTTCTTGTTTTGGAGTTAATCCACGCCCAGACGTGGATTTTCCTTTCACGTCTGACATAGGAAATCCTTACTTAATCGGCAGTTCAATCTGCAGTTTATCTTCAAAAACGCTTAGCGTTCCTTCAAGCAATGGCTTTTTACCTTTCCATTGACTTAAGCCAGCACCGCATAAACTCGCAAAACGTTTATCTGACTGATATTCGCCAAGCACTTGGTAATATTG